TGACGGTGGCCGAGTCGGAGGCCCTGACGGTGGCCGAGCCGTAGGCCGTGACGGTGGCCGAGTCGTAGGCCGTGACGGTGGCCGAGCCGGAGGCCCTGACGGTGGCCGAGTCGTAGGCCGTGACGGTGGCCGAGCCGGAGGCCCTGACGGTGGCCGAGCCGGAGGCCGTGACGGTGGCCGAGTCGTAGGCCCTGACGGTGGCCGAGCCGGAGCAACCGGCACTCCCTCGCAGGTCCAAGTAGCCCGAGCCCTTGATCTCGATCAGATCGTTGCGGACCGCGTTCGCCAGCGCGGCATCGAGTTCGGCCTGAGTCGAAACGGAGTAGATCACTTCACACCCTCCAGGCTGTTCGGCAGGTGACGGCAGGACAGAACGACGGGGCCGGACGGCTCGCCGGAGATCTCGCGCAGCAGGGCCACGATCCCGGCGGCCAGGAAAGCCACGGGCAGCAGGAGGGCGATGGCGGTCATGCGGCGCGCCCTTCGTGCGGATCGGCGAGCGCGCACAGACGGCGGCCCTCGAGGACCAGGAGGCCGGCGTCACGCTGTCCGGAGCGCAGAACCCGCACGAGCCGCGGGCGTGAGGCGTTGGCGGCGGCGAGCTCGCCCATCAGGCTCGCGAGCCGGATCGCCAGCGTGGTCACTTCGATCCCGCTCTCCGCGAGGCCCTGGCTCGTGACGGTGACCAATTCCCGATGGCGATTGATGGGCGTGACGGTGCCCATGGTCCGGTCCTTTCAGGAAGGCTTGCCGCGTTGTCCGGGGAAGCGAAGCTCGATCCCGAATCGGCGAAGCCAACGCGTGACGGTCACGGCGTGGAGACCGAGCTCGGCAGCGATCTGCGTAGTTGTCCAGCCCTCTTCGATGTATCGCTGCCGGAGGTAGCCCTCGAGCGGACGACCGAGGCGGGACTGGATCCGCCTCATTGGCTCGGTTTCGGTGTGCCGTTTGGTCTGCATGCGTGGCAAGATAGCAAAAGAGCATCAATCAGTCAATACTGAATGTTGAGGACATGGCGGCAACCTTCTCGCCGATCAGTCTCTGGATGCCGATCCGCCCGGTTCTTACCGTTCTGCCCGTGGAACAGGCGCAGAACGATTACAAGCGAGCCGCGAGGATGAGTCAGCCGACGTAGAACGACACCCCGTCGAGGGAGACGTAGACATTGCTCGACGGGCTCTGCGGGATGACCTCCCCGGTAGGCTTGATGTCGATCCGGCCGAATGCGTTGTTGGATACGACGGTGATGCGCTGGATGTCGTAGGGCCGGAGCCCCGCCGGCAGGGTAAGGGCCGACGAGCCGACGACGCCCGACTTCATCATGCCGCGCAGCCGCACCCAGCCGTCCGTGCCCTTGGCGTACTGCACCGGGCTGAGAACGGCGTCCCACAGCACCCAGGAATTCTGGAAGCCGATGCCGCCCTGGACGGCCACCCACGTCACGATCGACGTCGGGCTGGCGAGGTTCAGGTTCCCCGAGACGCCGCCCGAGACCTGGCTCGTCGTGCCGGACGTGGACGACTGGAGCTGCGCGAGCCGGTCGGCCTGATCGAGCCAGAGCGCGCCCAGGTCGGCGGTGATGAGGTAGTCCGCTCCCTCGGTCTGCTGGATGGTGAGCGCGGCGATCGTGAACGTCTGGTTCGTGTACTGGCCGGGCACATTGAGGGCGATCGTGTCGCCGGGGTTGTAATTCAGGTAGGGCTCGTACAGGCCGTTGGTTGTGCCGTGGTTGATAGGCACGGAGATGGCGAGAGCCTCCTTCTCGGCCAGCGCGATCTGCGACGTCCCGACCGCGGCGAGCGTCGTGGGGTCGTTGGAGCTGCCGAAGTTGACCCCGAGCTCCCAGCGGCCGATGCTCGCGTCGCCGGTCATGGTGGCGTCCGATGCCTCGGTGAAGTAGCCGCCCGAGCCCGAGACCAGGGCAACGTCGTTGAACGCTCCCGAGTTGTAGACGCTCGTCGCGACGCGCTGCCCCTCGGCCCCGCCGCCGGTCACGTTGCCGGTGATGTGGTGGCCCATCTGCCAGACGACGGTCGATGTGAGATTCGAGCCGAAGGCACCGGGGTTGTAGGCGTGGAGCACGAGGTTCGGGTCCATGCGGATCCCGATGCCGAGCGCGTACAACTTCTTCGCGACGTCGACCATGCTCGCCCCGACCTGAATGTCGAGCGTGACGGTGTTGGCCCAGGCGGTGCCGGTGCTATCGGCCGAGGCGGTGAAGTCCCAGGTCATGGACGGGATCGTGCCCCGCGCCTGCGCCTCGGTGAGGAGCGTGTTGAGGATCGAGCCGGCTGTGGCGGTGAATGACCGCTTCGAGGGATAGGTGCCCGCCGATCCCCAGCTCGCGGGGTAGACCGCGGCGCGGGCCAGGTAGCTCAAGACGCCCACCCCGGCCAGCGTCCAGGTGCTCTGCTCGCCTTCGGCCATCGTCAGCAGCGGCGCCGTGACGAACCAGCCGAAGACGGGCGACCCGTTGAGGGCGACCTTCACCAGGTTGAACTTCGCGAGGTTGGCGACGGTCGCCTTGGGGTCGTAGATGGAGATCACCAGCGAGCCCGAGCCGACGTCGCCCAGCACGTCCTGCCAGGTCACAGAGGACGCCGAGTTGAGGATGTCCAGGCGGGTCGACAGGCTGGCCGCCGAGTAGAGCTGGACCTCGATCCCGCTAGACATACGGCGTAGCGAACGACACGGTCAGCAGGGACGCCCCGGTACAGCCGGAGCCGATCGCAGTCAGGGTGTTGACGCCGGTTTCCAGGGCCATGAACGCCGTCCCGCCGGTATGGACGAGCGAACCGATCACGCTCACGCCGTTGTTGACGGCCGTGTAGGCGCCGGTATCGATGATGAGATGCTGGCCGCCGGCGACGGCCGTGTTGATGGTCAGCGAGTAGCCGTTGGTCGTGTTGGAGATCGTGGGGTTGGTGGCCGGGCCGAGGATGTCGAGCGTGATCTTCTCGGCGCGAACGGTGCCGGGGTTGGTGATGTTGACGGACGCGGGCGCGGCCCCGGAGCCCTTGACGACGGCCGCGACGTTGATCCAGTTCGAGTAGTTCCCGTAGGTCGGCGATAGGGCCACACCCGATGTCGGGTACAGGAACTCGGAACCGATGGTGACGTTGGTCCCTCCCGACACCAGGGTAAAGTGCGTCGTCTCGCCCGTCGGCGGTGTGGCGGGGGTTCCGAAGGAGTTGGCCGCCAGCAACGCACCCTCGCCCGAGGCCGTCGGGGTGACGGAGATCGCCGGGGGCGAGGGGCTGATGCCCGAGGTCGAGTAGTTCGTGCAGTTGTGGACGTCGATCGCAAGCAGACCGGCCGCGGTCGAGGCGCCGATCATGGGGACCGCCGCGCCGCCGCAGGCGGCGGTGTGGGCCGGGGTTACGGTGATGACGCCCGACGTCCCCACGCCACCCGTGCCGATCCAGATCTCGGCGTCGTTGTCCACGGAGGCGTCCAGGTAGCCGTCGACTTTCGTCCAGGTGTAGGGCGTGCCGAAGGTGTCGGTGATGGTCGAGATGTTGGTCGTGACGGCCGGATAGATGCTGGCGTGATAGGCCACCAGGATAGGCTGGCCCGAGACCACGCCCGTCATGCTCAAGGTGAAGTTGGCCCGTGACGGCGAGAACGCCTGGTTGATGACCGGCGTCCCGAAGGACAGGCCGGCGGCGGGGACCACGGTCCCCGTGACCGTCGAGCCGTACAGGTACGGGTCCGCGAGCAGGAAGTCCACGACGCCGGAATAGACGGCGCCCGACACGGTCAGGTCCTGCTTGTCCCAGGCGACGCATTCGGCCTGGCCGGTGCGGGTGCCGGAGTCGAGAATGTTGGCGAGGGCGCCCTGCGAACGGTTGGCGAACAGCTTGTCGAGCTGGTCGAAGACGTAGGCGGCCATGCCCGACGGGGTGTCGCGGACGAGTAACTCGAGGGTGATGTGCTTCTCGTCGTGGATCTTGGGCACGAACAGGCGGCCGGTCGCGTTGTAGGTCAGGAAGTTCTCGCCCCGGAGCGGCGGCAGCCCCCACTGACCGGTGATGTCGCGCACCCGGACGTAGGGCGAATTGATGAGCTGGCCCCGGAACGCCCATTGATTGACACGAGCCATCGGCTAGCTCCCCATCGGTGCGACGTAGCCCAGCACGGCGAGGCGGCGCATCTGGTGGCGGATCGAATCGGACGACCGCTCGGGCTTGGGGTTGTTGATGATGACCGTGGTCGAGCCGCGGTTGCCCATCAGGGCCTTCGTGTCGCCCGCGGGCAGGACGTTGGAGCCACGGGGCAGGTAGGCCAGCTCTGGTCCGGCCTCGCCGACCAGAGCCATGCCGCCGACGAAGTTGCGGACGCCCGTTGCAAGGCCCGGCAGGGTGAAGTTGCCGACCGGGGTCGAGATGGTGGCGTAGCCCAGGCCGAGCTTGACCGGCCCGACTTGGATGCCAATCGAGAGCGCCCACCGGAGTGCCGCGGTGAGGGCGTCAAGGACCGCCTGGCCCAAGCCGGCCAGGGTGTCGCCCACGCCCTTGATGATCGCCTTGCCGATGTCGGTGGCGAAGTTCACCAGGCCGCTGTAGATGCTCCCGACGATGCCGGGCAGGGCCGGAATGAACGTGTTGACGAACCAGGAGGTCAGCTTCTGGAGGAGCCCCGGCTGCCCGTGGGAGCCGACGAAGAAGTCCATGATCGCCGCGATGCCCGCCCGCCCGAGATCGCCCATGCCGCCCGCGAGTTGTGGGATGGCGGGTCCGGTCAGCCAGCCGACGAGCTTGTCGAGCATGTCGCCGAGATCCTTGATGGCGACGGGGATCTGGGGACCGATCCAGGCGACGAGCTGCTGGCCCCACTCCAGGAGCTGGCGCGCAAGCGTCGGCAGGCCGGTGTTGATGATCCAGGCCCCGACTTTGCCGAGCAGGTCGCCCAGGGCGGCCAGGAGGGACGGGAGCCGCTGGCCGACCCAACCCACGAACGCCTTGCCCCATTCGCCGAGCTTGCCGAGCAGGACTGGCGCGTTCTTGCCGATCCACTGGAGCACCTTGAGGAAGGCGGGCGGGAGCACCTGCGAGAGCGTGTCGAACATCTTGCCGGCGTTAGTCGCCATCATCGGCACGCCTTCGTTGACGAGCCAGTCGAAGAGCGTCTGCGCCCCGTCCAGAAGCGCCTGAGTCACCACGGGGAAGGCGGACTTGATGCCCGCGGCGAGGCTCGAGGCGAGGTTGGTGCCGGCGCTCTTGAGATCGCCCTTGCCGGTGAGAGCGCCGAACAGGTTGCCGATGTTGCCCAGAATGGCCGACACGCCGGGCAGCTTGGCGAACGAGCCCACCATGCCCTCGATCGTGGCCGCGAACTGCGTGGCATCGTCGATCAGCGGCGGCAGGAGCTGGATCGCGGACTCGAAGGCGGGCAGCAGTCCCCGCGCCAGGCTCTTCTCGGCCTCGTCGACCGACTGGCCGATCTTGTCCATCGATCCGGCCGCGGAGTCGCCGTAGGCTTTCGCGGATCCGCCGAACTCCGTGTTCAGCTCGCCCAGGATCATCTTCTGCGCGGCCAGGGTCTGGCCGTGAGCCACCAGGGTCTTGATCTGCTCCTTCTGCTGCTCGGTGAACATCACGCCGACGCGCTGGAGTGCCGTGAGGCCCTTGATGGGATCGTTGAGCGCCTTGCCCAGCTGGATCGAGGCCGAGGCGCCATCCTCGCCGAGAGCCCGGCTCATGTTGAGCGTGGCCTGAGTCGCCTGGTTGAAGATGTCGTTACCGGCGCCCACCTGGTTTTTCACGTTGGTGAAGGTGAGCAGCAGGTTCTCGTTGGACTCCACGGCATCCTTGGCGACAGCGTCCTGCTTGCCCAGCGAGGCGGCCAGGGCGTCCACGCTGTCGGCGGTCATGTTGGCGGCCCCCTTGGTAGAGGCCAGGACCGCCGCCGTCTGCGTCCGGATCGCGTCTTCCTGCTTGACCAGCTGGGCGGCGTGCTGCGCCGTCTGGACCATGGAGTCGACGCCCTGGGCGGCCAGGAAGCCCATCGCCGTGGATGCGACGCCCGACAGGCTGCCGAGCACCTTGCCCACGCCGTGGATCGGGGCCTCGAGGCCGGAGATGGCCTTGCCCGCGACGCCGGCGTGATGCTTGACGCCCGAGCTGAACGACTCAGCCTCGTGCACGGCACCCTTGAACCCGGTGCCGAGCTCTTTGGCGTCGACACCGAGCTTGACCAGGAGTTCGCCTATCGTCACGTCGGTCGCTCCGGTACCGGGTTAGCTATGGACGGGTTGGCTGCTGCGTACTGCGCCAGCGTCCGCTCGAAGTAGCCTTCGTCGATCGCATCCCGCCAGTCGGGTTCGGGCAGCCATTGGACGACGTAGTCCTCCGGGCTTCCTTCCCTGACCCCGGCGAGCGCGGCCAAGTAGAACATCTCGCGAGCGTGGTACGTGTCCTGACGCCTCCCGCCGAGCGGCCCGTCCACCTTTTCGAGGGCCAGCCACTCGCCGAGCTGCGCCGATCCGATCTCTTCTGCGAAGTCATCTACGTCCCAGCGGCCGAACGCCAGGGCCACCCTCAGGAGGCCGAGGCGTCCGGGGAGTTTGGGAGTTCTCTGGCCTTCTCTTCGACGGCCGCGTCGCCGAGCAGGGACAGCCTCTCGGCCACCCCTTGCAGCAGCTTGATTTCGTCGTCGGACATGAAGTCCGAGAGGTGCGTGACCTGGATGTGGGGGTCGGGGAAGATGAGCTTGCCGTCGTCGTCGCGGAGAGTCATGGCGAGCAGCCGGTCGGCATACTCGCTGATCTCGCCGACGTCGATCTTGTTGGTGTCCGAGCCTTCGAGGGCGCCCAGGGTTTCGAGGGTGAAGTCCTTGGTGCCGCTCACGAGATCGGAGATCCAGCGGACGAATTCGATCCGCTGGCGAGGCGCAAGCTCGTAAACCTGCGCCTCGCCGCCCAGGCTCGGGACCGGAACGGTCTCGTGCTTCAGTCCACGGCCGGACATGAAGTCGGCCGCCGTCAGGGTCGCCATGTCAATTCTGGGTCCACTTGTCGCTGATCTGGAACTCGATCGAGGCAGTCAGCGAGCCCGCCACCGGGTGCGTGGGCTCGAACTTCGTGAAGAAGCCGGAACCGGAGATGTACTTGGAGTTGGTGGGCGGGTTGTTGTAGAGCTGGAAGTTGAGGAAAGAGCCCGCCTGGTAGGCCGCGATCAGCGCCTGATGGGTGGAGTCGGTCGCGGAGTACAGGATGTCCGTGGAGAGCACGCCCGGATCGACGAGCTCGGGGTCGTACAGGCGCGTCTTGTTGGCGGCGTCCTGGGTGGTCACGTCGACCTTGCCCATCGAAGAGGACGGGCCCTTGATGTCCTTGCTCTTGGCGAGCGTGGTGAAGTTGGCCCCGGTCGAGTCGCTGAACTTCAGCAGGAACTGCGGGCCGGTGGTCGAAACCTGGGAGGGAGGAAGAGGCATCGGTCGTTAGTCCTTTCAGCCTGGGCAGGCGAATGCAGCGACCTTGACAGCGGCCGCGCTGGCTGTGAGGTAGAGGTAGCCGTTGGTCTGCCGCCAGCCGTCCGGCCGGAGGTAGATGGCCGAGTAGAGGCCCGAGCCGACGGCGTACGTCGTGATGTCGGTCGTCCGGCCGAGGTAGTCGGCGACCGACGAGATCGTCATGGTGTTGGCGCCGCCGTCCGTGAACAGCAGGAGCAGCGGGCCGTTCATGATGATGCAGTTGCCGTTGGCGTTATCCATGGCCGCCATGGTGTAGTTGAGCGACAGAGCGTTCGGCTGCGCCGCAGACGGCCAGTTGGAGCCGGCGGGCTGGACGCCCGGATACGGCCCGTACGGGGTGATGGGCTGGATGGCCGTTCGGCCGGCCTGGCTGGTGGAAGTGCCCGACCAGGGCGCGCCCGTGCCGGGGATCGAGAAGCAGCTGTATTTCTGGTTGGCGCTCGACGCGGTGGCGTGGAGCGTGCCGTCGGCGTTGCGCCAGCCGTCGGGTCGGAAGAGGACCGCCGAGCGGATCGTGGTCGCCTGGGCGTACGTGGTGATGTCCAGGGTGCGGTTGTACGGGGTGTCGGCGACCGAGGAATAGGTGATCGTCTGGCCGCCGGCGTCCGTGTTGTTGAGGCAGGCCAGCACGAGGCCGTTGAGGGCGATCGTGTCGCCCGACGCGGCCCCGGACGCGGTCTCGACGTAGTCGAGGCTCGTCGCCGTCGGCTGCCCCGTGAAGGTGCCGGCCCGGACCGGCGAGATGACAGGAATGACTGTTGCCGTCATGGGCGGGCTCCTTGCGTGAATGTCTGGCCGTGAATGGAGACGTGGGCGTCGGCCGCGGCCCGGTCGAGGCTGGCGAAGCCGCACATGGAGCATTCGTAGTTTTGCAGGCCGGCCCAAGTGCCGGTGTGGATCTCGGCGTTGTCGGCGAGGTAGCCGAAGAAGGGATCGACGAACGCGGGGGCCGAGACCGCGCCCTCCAGGACGACGCCCTCGAGCGACACGGGCTCAACGGCCTCCGTGGCTTTCGCAGGGACCGCTGGGGCCTCGATCGGCTCTTCGATGGGCACTTCTTCGACTTCGGTCATACGTCGTCTCCTGTCACTCGTCATAGAGGGCCACCTCCTCGAGCACGGAAAGGTTCACGTCGAGCCACGAGTCGAACTCGTCGCCGCCGATCGCGTAACGGGAGACCCTCGCGAGCTTGCAGAGGCCGCCCAGGGTGTAGTCCTTGTGGAACTCCGAGAGGTACGCGGCGTAGAAGGGCATCGCCGTCTGACGGGCCATCGCGAGGTCGCTGCGTGGGAACCAGAAGCGCATCGGGATGTCCCAGGTCAGAGCGACGTCGCCCTCCTGGTCGAGCCATTCGATGCCCGGCGCGTCCGGCAGGTCCGAGAAGTGCGTATAGGGTTCGAGCGGGTTCTCGGGCGCGGGCTGCAATGGTTGGCCCGGGTGGAGCGGGTCCTGGTAGAGCGGTTCGCCCGTGTCGGGGTCGACCTGGCCGGTTCCGAAGACGGCCCGCATTTCGACATACCCGGAGGGGATGCGCTGGGGCTTGATGCGCGCCGCCACGAGGGCGGTGTAGTCGACGATCTGGGCGATGCGGCTAGCCATGGGTCAGCTCCTCGAACGCGGACCGGGCGGCCGATTCGATCGCGCCGCTCGTCGCTGTTCGAGCTCGTGCCTCGCCACGCTGGACGAACGGATTGGGCCGGGTTCGCATCAAGCCCCCCACCTTCTTGTGGGTGTTGATGCCCAGCAACGTGCCGGCGACCGTGCGGTGCCCCTTGATCTCGTGGCCCCCGACCACTAGGTGTCGCTGCGAGGTGCCCTTGCCGAAGGGGCCGACGATGTAGGCGACGACCTTGCCGACGTACGTCTTGCCGCCGTACTGAATCCGCTGGCGCGACGCCTTGAACCGGACGCCCCGCTTGAGCGCCCCCTTCTTGTGGGCGTAGCGGCCGGTCGTGTCCTTACGGGCGACCGGCGCCTCGGCTCGGATCGCGTCGCGCATGACCTTCGCCCCGGGCGCGATCGCCTTGAGGGCGAAGCGCCGGACTCGGACATCGGAGCTCGCGTCGTTGAGGGCGTCGATGAGCTTGTCCATGCCCTGGACGTCGACCTTGACGCCTGTCCCGGAGCGAACGAACGGCAGGGCCATCAGAACGAGTCCCTCAGCATGCCCGCGCCGAAGCGGTACTGGTTGATGACGCGGTACGTCGAAGCGAGCCACGCCCGGGTCACGGTCTGCGAGGCGTAGGGCTGCGTACCGAGCCGATCGTCGACGCCGGCCTGGCCGCCGCGGATGCCCCGGATCACTTCCTGGATCGAGCACTCGTGGAGCTTGCCCGGCACCGCCAGCGCGTAGCCCGGGCGCATCGTGACCAGGACACCGCCGGGCGTCCGCGGCCAGTCCATGCCCACCGCGGTGAGGCCGGTGATGGGCAGCGAGTTGAGCGGCGCGACGAGGTAGTCCGTGCCGGCCACCAGGGTCCGGATCAGGGTGCCGTTGGACTGGATGAGCGAGACCGCCGAGACCGAGATCGCGTCGTCGATCAGCAGCAGCCGACAGCTCTTGCCGGTGTAGCGCCGAGTGACGCTGGAAGCGGAGCCGGTGATGGTCTGCTCGACGAGGATCTGGGCCGTGGATGGCACGAGCGACCAGGCTGCCGTAAACGCGGGCTGCGCTCCGGTGAGAGTGCCGGCATAGACGATCGTCCAGGGGCCGCCGGGGGGCCCGGTGACGACAGTGTTGCCGCCGCCGCAGATCGCGTCGGTCTGCGTCTGGACCGTAGCCGCGTTCGCCGAGACGGAGATCGCGGCGCTCGTGGTCGCGTTGAAGGTCAGGGTGAACGTGCCGGTGACGCTGGAACCGGCCACGCTCACGACCTGGGTGCCGTAGTCGGATGCGGCCAGGAAGGACCAGCCCTCGCCCTCGCCGCGTGAGGCCCGGATCTCCTGCTCGATCGAGTCCGTGATGTCCACGATCTCGTCGAGGATGTCCTGGTCGCGCGCATTCGAGAGCGTCGGCTGGTCGCCCGACCAACGCTGCTTGACCTCTCCGACTGTGCAGAACTGAGTCACGGTCCTAGCCCTTCGGCAGCGCCAGCAGGTTGGCCGACATCACGATGTTGGTCGACGAGCTGAACTGGAGCCGCAGATAGCGGTAGGGGAAGTAATTGGGCTCGCCCGGGGCGGCCATCTTGTAGTTGGTGCTCGTGGCCGTGGTCACGGTCAGCTGCGCAACCGCCAGGGTCTGGGGAGCGGTGATGATCGCGTACGGGACGTTGAACCAGGTGCCGTTCACGGTGCCCGCGGCCTGCTTGATCGGGTCGTAGTCGAGCGAACCCTGGATGTCCACCTTGGTCGTCACGGGCGCGGTGCCGATGACCGACGTCAGGACGATGCCGACCTGATAGGCCATGCCCTTGGAGTCCCAGACGTCCGAGTTGAAGGTGGTCTTCGTGTAGTGGCCGGCGGTCGCGGACGCCGGAGTGGTGACGTTGGTGCAGGCGCCGATTACGAACGAGGTCGAGGTCGGTACGGCCGTCACGGTGTTGAGGCCGTCGATCGTGCCGACGGTAGAAACGGCGCCTGTGGCGACGAGCGTCACGGTGTCGCCCACCCGGAGGCCGTGCGCGGATCCGGTGTTGACCGTGGCCGCGACACCCACGCCCGTCACGGGGATGGACAGGACGGCGATGTCGTAGGCGCCGGCGGTCGCGCCCGCCACGGAGCAGTTCACCGGCACGGTGAACTTCGTGGTGCTCGTGACCGTGACGACCTGCTGCGGGACAGCTGTCAGGGCCGCGTTGGCGGTGGTCGAGCTGGTAAAGAAGATCGTATCGCCCGTCGTCAGCCCATGCGGCGCGAGAGTCGTGAGCTCGGTCGGGCTCGCCTGGGTGCCGGAGACGATCTGGAAGGTGCCGCCCGGATACACAGTGCCGAGCGGAACCGTGTAGCCCGCGCCCGAGATCGAGGACGCGGAGCCGGGGGATCCGGGCATTTCTGGCCTTGCCTTTCGGTAGGGCCCGGGAGCCAGAGGAAGTCTCCGGCCCCCGGGCTAGGGCTCTAGAGGTGGGAGTTGCCGACGATCACGCCGCAGCCGGCCGGGAAGTAAACCTTCAGGCACTGGCGGGCGTAGATGCCGTACTCGTAGCGCCGCTGGGCGCGGGCCCAGTCGTACTGGGTGTACTCACGCAGCACTTCGAACTCGAAGGGGTTGCCGACGTTCGCTCGCGGGAACGGCAGCCGCTCGCTGATCGCGATGATGGTGCCGGGGGCGAGGTACGGGTGGATCTCGATCGGGATCATCTGGGGGCTGGTGAACTTGTTGCGGTAACCGGTCGCAACCAGACCGCCCTGGATGGTCCCGTCCGCACCCACCGCCTGGGTGATGCGGTAGGAGCCCACGCCCGCGCCCGCCTGAACGATCAGGCGGCCGAAGTCCTGGGCTTCCTGCGAGTTGACGAAGAGCGCCGTGGGGCCGATGCGGGAGTTGTCCCACAGGCTCTTGAGCATCGTGTCGAGCTGGACGATTCCGTTGCCACCGTCGGAGGTGTACTGGCCGCCGACCATGTCGACCATGTAGCCGCCGCCGTTGTACTGGACCGTGGCGTCCCAGTACGGGCTCGAACCGGCGCCGCCGGGGAGCTCGATCTGGGGGATCAGGCCGTCGAACGCGAGCGCATCGGCCGTCTGGTCCGCGGTGTTCGGGATGTTTGCTCCGACTGTCGGCAGGGTCGCCACGACGAGCGGGGTGCCGACGGTGGAGGCCGGATAGGTCAGCGGGGCGGCTGCGATGGTCGCAGCGCCGGCGGCCGTCACGATGGTGATCTTCGTGGCCGTGGAGGTGCCCGCGTAGTACATCTGGGCCAGGTGGCCGTTGGCGATGTACCAGTTGTAGGCAACCGCGCCGCGGACAGCCGGGACGGTGCAGGTCAGGGCCGTGATGCCGCCGCCCATGGTGTGGGTGGCGACGACGGCCTGGATCTGCGTCTCGTCGAGGGCGTCGACGGTGCTGTGCCCGGTCGCGCCGTTGGCATAGCCGAAGTGGGTCAGGGCCGAAACGCCGATGTCGTAGACGTTGGTGGCCGTGAAGGGGCCGGCGACCGCGGCCGCGGCATCGACGAGGTTGCCGTTGACGAGAGTCGGGCGGCCCAGAGCGGTCACGTTGCCGCCCAGGGTGAGCGGCTCTTCGCCCGTGGCCATGACGGCGGCGAGCAGGTTGGCGGACGACTCGGCCCGAAGGTCGTAGATGTTCGCCGCGCTGTCGATCGCGTCGTCGGTCACGAAGTCATCGAAGCCGTAGGACTTGAACGTCTGGCTCCGGTCGCGCTCGGCCGTCGAGACGAAGTTGTTGCGCAGACCGTCACCCACGCCCGGCTTGAGGCCGCCGGCGTTGATGCTGGTGATGGCGCGCCACTGGACCGCCGTTGCGCCGTTCGGGGCCTGGTGCCGGGCGAAGCGGTTGCGCAGAGGCGAGAGGACAGGGAACAGGTTGATGAGCCGCGGCTCGAGCAGGAGGCCGACCGCCCCGGTGCCGACCGACCAACCTTGGGTCGTGGCCTTCGCCAGGACCGCCGGGTCGGCAGGAACGAGCTTGGGGTTGGTCAGGGCCGTCCTGACCGCGGCGATGGACTCGGCGCTCACGTCGGCCATGCCGCCGTAGGGTCGTGCCATTTCGCGTTCTCCCTTGCGAGTCAGGGGATCCGGCCGGCGCCCACTCGCACTTCAGCGCCGGCGGATGTAGTCGTTAGCCTTGGGCCTGAGCGACCATCAACTCCTTGATGGCGATCTGGGCCCCCGCCTTTTCGAGAGCTTCCCGCTGAACCGATCCCTTCGGGAACTTCTCAGCGGCCTTGAGGATCGCCGCCTGCTCGAAGGTCAGCCCCTGCTGATCCTCGCCTGCGACGATGACTGTGCCGTCGCGATCCGTGACAAATCGCGGCCCGCCCGGCAGAGGTGTCTTCGCCATCTTCTCGACCTGCTGCCTGAGCGCAGACAGGTCGTCTCCGATGGCCTTCTTCACCTCGGCCGCGAGTGGCCCTGTGATCTGCTGGATGAGCGTCAGCTCGGATTCGGTGGTGGGTTCGGCAGCCTTCACGACCGCGGCGACCGGCGTGCCCGCCGTCTTCGTCTTGGTAGCGTGGAAGGTGGCGCCGAGCTTGCCCAGGCTCTCGTCGGCGGCATCGAGGAGCGACTGGTCGCCCTTCGAGTTGCGGGCCCCGATCTTGGCAATTCGGGCCATCGCCTTCGCCGTCGCGAGCTTGGACTTGGCGATCTGCTTGTTGCACTTCGCGCACTTGCGGGCCTTCCGCGCCTTGCGGAGCGAGCCCTTCGCGACCGGCTCCGTGTCGGCCGCAGGCTCGTCGCCGTCCGGCTCTTCGGGCGCCTCGTCATTGCCGCCGGACGCGGCGTGGTTGCCCATGAGCGTGGCGACCTTCGTGGACAGCGCCTGGAGGGCCGTCATGGTCTCGGAGGGGCCCGCGCCCTCTTCCTGCTTGCCCGCCTCGTTCTTGAGGGCGTCGAGCAGCGCCTTGTGGGCGTCGCCGAGCGAGTCGAGCGTGCCCTTGACGATGCCGAGCTTGTTGACCTGAGCGAGCACGGCCTTGCGCTCGATCTTCGCGGCCTTCTTGGCGATCCTGGCCGTCTTCCGGTCCTTGGCCGCCTGCTTCAGGATGGCCCGCGCGGCCTTCGCGTCGGCCTTGGCCTTCTTGATGTCCGCCCCGACCACTGCGGCCGGGGTCGTGTCCGCCGTAGCGGCTGGGGTTGTCACCTGGGTCTCCTTTCGCACTTCGCTGGTGGGCTGAGCTTCGACGATGGCGCCCTGGTCGTCCGTGTAGACGTCCGGAGCGATGAGCTGGCGCACTACCTCGGCCGGGACCATTCCGGGCGCTCCGGCGGCACTCTTGGCGATCAGGAACGGCGTGCCGTTCGCGCCCTCGGGCACGAGGTCGATGCGATCGATGTCGGCGTCCACCAGCTCGGTGAGCGGAACGTCAGCGTTCTTCTTAGCCATTGGTCATGTCTCCCACGAGGCGGCCGGCCTCACCCTGGATCGACCAGCCGTTGAGCTTGCCCGCCTTGTAGAACTCCCAGGACAGTGGAGTGAGGATTGCCCCGACCAACCAGTCGCCCGCATGGACGACCACCTCGCTGGCGGTACCGTCGAAGATGCCGGTATGCCAGTCCGGGCCGCGGTAGATGTAGGACTCGACGACCTGCGCAGCCCCGGTCGTGCCGTCCATGTGACAGACGCCGACCTTGGGCTCGCTGAGAAGAAAGCGCCACGCGGCCAGCTCGAGCTCGTCGGGGCTAAACCAGTCGCGGCCACCGTCGGCGCCGGCTTGGATCCGCTCCAGCGGACCGGCCTGGTAGGCGATGCCCAGGACGTAGCGGCGCTCGTTCATCGCCCACCTCCGAAGAGCGCCCAGACGTCGTCGACGCTCCGCGCGGAAACCAGGGCCTTGGACACGATCGAGACCGTGAGCGGGTCGATCGCCTCGGACTGGAACGTCACCGCGGCCGATTCGCCGCGCTTCAAGGCGTTGATGGCCTTCTGGCGCCAGCGCCGCAGGTCCGCCTTGGCGACCGAGGTGGAGTCTTCCTGCATCGGCCCCATGACCAGGCTCCGATATTTGCCCGGCACCTTGTGGGCGATGAACGCCGGCACCGCGTCCTTGCCCGCGTCTTCGGCGGACTCGGTCCGGTGGAAGCCGTCGGCGACCCGGTACTTGGGCTCGCCGAAGTCGGCCAGTACGATCGGGTCCATCGAGGCGCCGGCCTTGAGCGACTCGGTCAGCGAGTCGACCTTGTCCTCATTGCGGCCGCCCGGCCGGCGGGCGTAGTTGATGTCTTCAAGCTTGACGTCGGGCTCGTACTCCCATTCGATGTCCGGGTCCTGCACCCACTCGATGTCCTTCGCGGGATAGGAGCGCAGCAGGTAGCGGTGCACGACCTTCGCGAGGTCGCCGTGGAACTCGAGCTTGCCGCCGCCCAGGGCCTTGGCGACGCCCGACTCGGTGTTGACCCCCGGTTGGGCCGAGGGGGTCGGCGCGGAGCTCGGCGGCTCGGGTGGCGTCGCCGTGGCGATCTGGTGGACCGGCACGACGGTCCCCGACTGCGTGACGACGGTGTTGCCGAGTCCGGGCGGGTCGAGACCGAGCACGTTGACCGCGATCCAGTCCGAGGCGACCGCGCCCATGGCCCAGTATTCGTGGAGCGTCTGGGCCTCGAGGAGTCGGTCCTTCGGCTCGACGAGCGAGGGATAGGACAGGACGAGATCGCTCGACCAGCCGACCGCGAGGATGCGGTTCCAGATCCGGGTGATGTGGCGCGACAGGCTGATCTGGCGCTGGCGGCCGGCGTCGGTCTGCTCTTCGGCGACGCCCTTGCCGCCGAGACCGGCGCCGCCCGACGAGCGAATGAAGCCGATCTCCATCGGGGAGACCGCGAACGCCGCGAGACCGACGTGGAGCAGGTACTCCTCGACGTCGTTCTTGGGCTCGGGCAGCATCCGCTCGATGCCCGAGTTGGCGCCGCCCGGGATCGGGACCAGATTGACGCGCTGGGCGTCGTTACCGGACAGCAGCTCCGAGATCGCCCCCACGAACTCGTTGGCCTGCTTGGCGTTCCAGCCCTCCGGCACCTTGAGGTAGGCGGCCGGGATCGAGCCTTCGGTGTACCAGGACAGGTCGAGCGTCTGGCGCCGCAGGGCGCGATTGGCCGAGAGGAGGATGGCCTCGATCGGGGGATGGCCGTACGGGCCGCGGGTCCGCGGCCAGCGGGGCTGGTAGATGATCTCGTCGGACCCATACCAGCCCCAGATCATGCCCTTGATGACCTGGGTGTAGGCCGGAGCCGCGCCACAGACGCCGCAGGCCATTCCGACGCCGGAGCCCGCGGACGGGATGCTGATCTTGTCGGGCGTCCACTCGTGAACGTGGCGCGGCGTGCCGGGCGGAACCTGGGCGATGCGGCCCCACAGATCGAGCACCGGCTTGATCTGCTGGCCGTCGATCACTTCGACGTCGGCCAGGCCACCGCCGTAGTTGCCGCGCAGGTAGATCGCGCCGGCGTCGCCCTTGAACAGGTCGTCGAGGTACTTGGTCATCCAGCCCGTGTATTCCATCTGGCCGTCGGGCTGGTAGAGCGCGCCCATCGCGTCGGCGATCTCGTCGCGCAGCGAGTCGGCCCGGAACTGGGCCTGCTTCTGGGTCAGACCCGGGATCGCCTTGGGGATGACGGTCGGCTCGTTGCGAACGAACTCTTCCTTCCGCTTCTCGATCGCGATGCCGGCCACGTCCCAGGAGTTGGCGATGCCGTAGAGGGTCTCGAAGCTGTACGCCTCGCCCTGGCGCGGGCTGATCGTGACGTTGACACCGGGCAGGTAATCAAACCAGCGCGGGTTACGCTCTTCGGGGTGGCCGGGGCCGATCGGGATACCAGGCCCGAGCGAACTCGTGACGTTGAGGCCACCGCCCAAAGCGTTGGCGAGGCCGGACATGTCGGAACTGGCGACGGCCCCGGCCGGGAGCTGCGCCTTGACGAGCGGGTGTCGGCGAGCGCGTCGGGTCATGCCGCTCTCCCGTTGTACAGCGGTGTACAATTCGAGGCATGAAGAGCAGATTGGAGGTCGGCTAGATGCGCACGATTCCAAGCACGGAGTTCCGCAGGATTTACGCCAAGCTCGTGGAGCCCGTTGCCGTTGTGGCTGGCGAACGACTCGTGGGCGAGTTCTTTCCAGTGGGCACTAACGACACGGCGGATCAATACGACAAGGCGTTGCAGACCATCGTTCTGCTCGTGCGCCAGCGCGGCGGAAAGGTGAGGATCACACAGAAGGAAAGGATCGAGGTGCCTCGCTCGCTCACCGTGACTCACACAGTGCTCGACGGAGACCTTGTGCTGCAGGCTGAGTAGCCTCATGTGCGCCCCTCGTAATACTCGTGGGAGTGGAGGAGACCGCGCTGCGAGGCGACGGCGGCAATGGGAGGTGCATCGCCGCCGTCGACCGGGACAGGCCGACCGTCGCGGCGCGCGGCCATGTCGCGCACCAGGCTCAGGATGCCGGGCTCCTCGGGGACGATGAGTGCGCCGGCGGCCAGGGCATCCGAGCGCGCCTCCCAGCCCAGGACCCCGCACATGCCCAGGTCGATCTTGAGCTGGCTGTGAGGGCGCTCCTTCTGGATCGTCCAGAGACGCTCGCCCTTGTCGTCTCGGACGTTGACCAGACGCTTGTGGGCATGGCCGATGTGGGCGGCGAACTCTTCGTGCTCGGAGTGCGGCACCTCGCCGGCGGCGATCGCCAGGGCGTAGTTGCGGCAGGCGAAGGCCATCGGGCGCTCGCGCCAGGTGAACCAGGGCGTTACGAGGTCCTCGCCGTAGCGGGCCTGCCACTCGGCGATGTCCTGATCCCAATCAGGCGGGTCGAAGTAACCGCGCAGGACGTTGTAGGTCGTGTAGACGTCGTCGACGGCGATGTTGACCAGGTCGCGCGGGATGCGCCGACCGGGATAGTCAGCCGGATCCCAGTGGCCGGCCACGTCCTGGTAGCCCGTCGCGATCTCGGTGATGATGAGGCCGGTGTGGTCGGGCGGGTAGGAGGGATCGTCCGAACCGCGGGAGCCGTCGAAGGAGACCACGATGGCGGTGCCGGGCAGGATGCGATAGCCGGGGTGATCCTTCGCCCACTTGGCCCCCGACGCCTTCCACGCCTCGGCGTCGAACGCGACCTGCGTCCGGGGGATGAGGCGGTTGAGCCAGACGCGCTCGGCGTAGTCGGGATCCGCACCGGGCGCGGTGAACTGGAGCGAGGCGATGCCCTCCGGGTCAGACCAGGCTGCAGTGACGGGGCCGGAGGCGTCGACGATCGCCTGCTTGAGGTGCGGCATGTTGAACGAGCCGTCCTCGTTGCGGATCTCGATGCGCGTGTCGGCCCAGCGGTAGAAGAAGAACATCCGGCTCTTCTGGGCGGCATCGCCGGTCAGCTTGCGGGCGGCGTCGTGGAGCTCCTCGAGCACGGAACCCTCACCGGGCGCGTAGGCGGTCGTGGCGTGCATCTCCCAGGGCTCGGCGATCGGGCGCTTGGACAGGTTGCCGCGGGTGGTCTGGTGGGCTTCCTTGTGGCGCGGCAGTGTCCAGCGGTGCGTCTCTTCCTTGCCCTGGAACGTAGTGCGGCCGCCGTCTCGGGAGTCCGGAGCCGAGGCGAGGGCCTTCGCCTCCCCGTCGCCGCCACGGCGGACGATGCGCTCTTCCCAAACGTCGAACTTGTCGTGTCCGGCGCCCAGCAGGATCATCTGGCGCAGGGCGTCCCAGCTCGTGTCTTCGGCCTGCTCCTTGGCGAAGGCGAAGAGGAAGACGAACGGCGAAACTACGGGCCGGCCGACCGGCACCCACACTTTGCCGGCACGACGGAAGCCGTCGCAGCGAATCGGCGCGTCGTCGGCGAGCTCGGCCGCGGCGACCGAGGCCAGGCGCTCGGACTTCATGGTGCCCTTGCGGGTGACGATCACGACCGTGTCGAAGCGCCGGCGGCCACAGCGGGCGTTCTGGACGGTCCGGCAGCGGCCGGACTCGAAGTGGCAGTTGCCGGTGTGGTCGGGCGGGTAGACCTGGTAGGCACGTTCGAGGAGCGCCCGGCCCTCGTCGTCGACGTGGTACGGCTTGCCGAGCAGGTCGCCGGGCCCGAAAGCCAGGTTTGCTTCCTGCCAGTCGCAGACGTCCGGACCCAGCGACGGCCAGGCGATCTTCTCAGGCAGCGGCGGCACGATCAGCTCGCTCATGCTCGCGCCGCCTTCCCGCCGGCCAGGACGGCGAGCGTCGACTTCGAGGCGCGGCGCGGGGTGGCGGGCACGGCCGGGGCGGCGCCCTCGACGCGCTTGATCTCCCACTGGAGCGAGCGGCGCGAGAGCGGGTTGAGGCCGAAGTCCTTGGCGGCCGTCCGGAACTCCGCATGGACCTTTGGATCGCCGCTCAGCCACCACAGGTTGTACAGGGCGGCTACGGCCAGCAGTGCCTCCCAGTCGGTCTCGGTGTACTCCTCGCGCATCGGCGACCGCTTCACGGTCTCCCACCAGCGGACGACACGCTTGTCGTAGCCCTCGGGCAGCGCCGGGATCTCGAAGGGCGCAGCCGGCGGCAGAACGGCGGCCGAGCTGACGCGGTTACGCCGCTGGCGCTGGGATGCGGGCTTGGGAGCGGGACCGGGCATCAGGCAGCCCTCCCATTCGCTCGCGCCAGCGCCGCGGCACGGTTGCAGCGACGGTGCTCGGGGCCAGTCCAGCCCGATCGGTCATCGGTGTGGCCGAGATCCCACGATTGGGTGGGAGCGATGAGCCCGCCGCAGCGGGCGCAGTGGACGGTGCCCGTCGCCACGTCGGGCGCCCAGCTGGCGCGCTCAGCCCGATGATCGGCGTCGTAGCCGCGCTCAGCGGCACTCACGCCGTGATGATTGCGGGCGGCGTCGTGCTCCCGGCGATGGAAGTCACAGCGCGAGCGCCGCGACAGACGCGGGCAGCCCGGCTCCAGGCAGGGGCGCAGGCCGATCATTCCCACGCTCCCTTGCCTGCGGGGCGAGTACCCGTCTGACCGGACCACCCACTCGCACTCGTGGGCCGGCAGAGACGCATGTTCACCGAAGGCGCTCCAGCTTTGAGGGGACCACGATGGTCCTCATGAACCAGCGGTACAGGGGGTCCGGCATCCACCGGGGACGCCGGACCTGGACCTGCATCGATGCCCGGAACTTCATGCCCAGGGCGTTCCGAAGTTCCAGAGTTCGCCACTCGGCGACAGACTCGGCGACAGCGCGCTCCGTCTTGGCCGGGTCGGCGGTCTTGCGGCCGCCGAGGAAGACACGACTCACGCCCGAGCGGCCCGAATCAGGTCTCGGACCTGAGCCTTGCTCATGCCGGGCTTGATCTCGATGCCGAGCGGCTCGGCGATCGCCTTGAGCTCGGGCATCTTGAGATCGTCGAGATCGCCCTTGGAGAGGTCCACATCGAAGGTCGGCTTGGCGGCGATCTGTTCGACCGTCTGGCCGCCGAACGTCGGCGCGGCCGCCACGACCATGCCGTGTCCGACATGGGACGAGGGGTCGGCTACGAACATCCCGCAGCCGGGGCACTTGTAGTCCATCTGCTCCTCCTAGCTCAGCCCGCACCAGACGGAGTTGACCCCCGCCGTGGTCGTGGTCAGGGCGGCGGGCAGGGTGCCCGTCGAGTAGGACGTGGCGTTGATGCCGGCGAGGATCGGGGCGGTACCCGCGAGGGTGCCGTCCGTACGCGCCGTCATGCCCTTCAGGGTCGGGACACCGGTCGCGACCATCGAGAAGGCGACGTAGTACAGGCCGCTGGTCGTGACCGTGTACGGCGCGGTCAGAGCCAGCGTCTTGACCGTGTTGGCGCCCCACGCCGTGGTCGTCTGGTCGGCAGTGGATGCGAGCAGCGACGGCGCCGAGGCGCTGTATGTGTAGAGCCCGAAGGCGTAGTGCGTGGGGACGTTCGCCGCGGAGGTGGCCGAGCAGAACGAGATGTTCGTCACGACCGTGCCGCCGGGGATGAAGATGAGCTGGTTGAACACCTGGCCGGTCGTGGCAACCGTCAGGTTGGCCTCGGGGCAGAGGGCGCGAGACACGGTCTCGGCCAGGAAGCCGGTCGGACCGTAAAGCATCTGCGGGATAGCGGCGTGAAGGTTGATGAGATCCTGGTTGGTGATGCCGGAGCTGTGCAGAGTGTTCAGCTCGGCCCCCGTATCCGTGATCGCAACTTCAGCGCCAGACGCGCCGATCTTGAGGCCGCCTACCGGCAGCCCCAGGATGTCGAGGTTCTTGGAGGTGCCGAGCACCGCGACACTCGAAGCCGCAGCCGTGCCGGGGGTTACGCCCGCCAGCCGGTTGATCTCGGTGGGCGTCGAGGTGACCGAAGTCCCGCCGACGACGGGCTGGTCCGTGCCCTGAGTGCCGACGATCTCGGCGACCGGAGCCACGGTCGCGCCCAGGGCGTGCGAGGCCGCGACCGAGCCGTCGTAGCCGCGGATGACCTGGAGCACGGTCGTGCCGTGCGCCCAGATCCGGATCCGCTCGCTGTCGATGTTGACGATGTCCGAACTCGGGTTGCCGTTGACGTACAGCGTGCTGTCGTTCGTACCGCACGCCTGAGTCAGGGTGATGGCCATGGAAGATCGCTCCTAGCTCAGGCCAGCCCACACCGTCACGGTGCCGGCTGTGGTCACTCCGAGAGCAGCGGGCAGCGCGCCCGTGGCGTATGAGGTGGCGTTCACGCCCGCGATGATCGGGGCGCCGCCGGCCAGGGAACCATCCGTCTTGGCGGTCCCGCCCTTGAGAGTCGGGATCGTGGTCGCCGTCATGCCGATTGCCACGTAGTACAGGCCGCTGGTCGTGACCGTGTACGGGGTCGACATGGCGAGGGTCATCTTCGTGTTGGCGGCCCAGGCACCGGTGAGGTTATCCGCGCTCGAGCAGAGCTGGGCGGGAGCCGTCGGGTCGTAGGTGTAGAGCCCGAAGGCGTAGTGCGTGGGGACGCTGGCTGCCGTGGTGGCCGACCAGAAGGTGATGTTGCTGACCGTCTTGCCCGCCGGGATCCAGATCAGCTCATTGAAGATCTGGCCCGTGGTGAAGACGGTCGCGTTGACCTCCGGGCAGAGGTTGCGGTCGAGCGTCTCCGCGAAGAAGCCCGACAGGCCCCAGAACGGAGCCTGGAAGGGCTGCGAGGCGGACCCGGACACCCAGACCGGAGTAACCGCCGCCCCTGATGCGTGCGATGAGGCGGACGAGCCCATCACGCCGCGCTGGACGAGCCATGTGGTCGGGCCGGCGGCCATGACCGCGATGTACTCGTTGTCGATCTGAACGACCGGCAGGGTTGCGCCGGTCTGGACTTTCCACGGTGACGGCAAATCTGCCGACACCGGGAGCGGGCTCGTGCTCGGCCCGATCGCCTTGGTAAGAGTGATCGCCATCGGTCTACTCCTTAGTCACTTCTTTTCCAGAATGGCCCGTGCTTCTCTTCGACATGCGCTCGCAGCGCATCCCCGACTTCGACGCGAGCCACGCTGGTGGCGATAGAGGCTGCGTCCCGCTTGAAGTGCCGCTCGAGGTGGCGCACCCGCCGTTCCAGATCGCTCGTGGAACGCTGGCGCCGTGGCTGGGTGGCGTGGTGCTTGGCGCTCATCAGAAGTTGCCCGCCATTGCCCGGACGGGCGCGGGGACCGCGCAGGAACGATCGGACGCTACTCGCACGGATGCGAGGTGGCCCGAGGGAGTTTCCACAGGAGTGGGCGCGGTCAGCTTCATTGGTCCCTACTTGACCCGAGACCGGGACCGGGAGATCGCGTCCGTGTAGAACGCGTCCGGTTTCGGCTTGATCAGGGAGGTCGCCATCATGACCCGCAGCTCCATGTTGCCGGCGATCTGCGACCAGAACAGCGTGTAGGCGGCATTGCCGACGGCGGCCCCGACCATGATCATCGCGACCACGTTCTCCAGGGTGAAGGCGTAGCCGGAGACCAGGGCGCCGATGACGCCGACGACGATGTAGATGATCACGGCGATCAGCGAGTTGTAGGTCGGGCTCAGCCCCTGCTGCTTGAACAGGGCCACCAAGATCGGGATGAGCGCGGCGAAGATGACGTAGGCGGGATTGGTGAGCGGATCGGTGAACAACGGGTGCTCCTTTCAGCCCAGCGGCTTCGCCAGCTGGGTATAGGCTTCGAGAACTGCTGGGAGGAAGGCGTAGGGCAGCCAGGCATAGCCCGAAGAGCCCCAGCCCGTACCCCAGGAATTCGCCATCCGCAGCGCGCCGTGCCAGGACCAGACGGCGATCGTGTCGTCCCAGCCGTTGATGCGGAACATATGGCCGCCGGCGATGCCGCCCGAAGGACGCGGCAGGACGTCGTGCTTGGTCCCCTTGGGGGTGAACCAGGAGCGGTACCAGCTCATGGCGAGTCCGGCGAAGCCCTCGACCATGACGGCTTGCTTGAGCGCCGCGAGAGACGGCGTAGCGCGGCAGGCAATCGGGTAGCGGTGGCCGTCCGAGGCGAGCGCGCCGGGGTTGGCGAGTGCCGCCTCTGCCGCGGCCGTGGTGGTGCCATTCGCGCCGGTGTGGGTCAGATGCGCCATGTCGGCGACGTTGAACCCGAGCAGTTTGCCCGTGAGCAGGCGGTGCACGATCTCCGCGCCCTCGATGGCGGTGTAGTCCTCGCACCACGGCGTGGAGCCCTGGTTCAGGATCGGGATGAGCGGGGACATCTCGAAGCGGACGGGCAGGACGGCAGCCTGCTCGGGCGAGACGGCGTACTCCTGCTCGGGCATCGGCCCGAAGATGTGACCGAGGCCGTACCGCTGAACTCGACGCTCGGGACCGGTGTAGATCGTCATGGCTTGCCAAATCCAATCCGCCGATGAGGTCTCTCGATCGGCTTGCCGTTTGGGCCTAGGAGGCTCGGTCTCTCGTCAATGCTCTGGATCAGTTGCGCCGTCCCCATGAGGTCGGCCTGTAGGTTCTCGATCAGGAGGTACTTCCATTCCTGCGTGACTTCGTCCCAGACTTTGTGCCAACGGGTCATGGCAACTCACTCCAGCGATTGACGGTTTCCCCCTGCTCGGAAGCTAGGAAGTCGGCGGCCCAGTCCGTGTCGGCGGGCTTCGGCCCCTGGTGCTCCACGTCCCGGCAGCGGCGGTAGCCGCGCCAGTCGAGGAGGAAGACCAGGGCGCAGACGGCCGCGAGAGCCAGCAGGGCGAGCAGGCCGACGTCGGAGTCGTTCATTGGCTGACCCCCGTGCAGTCCGGGGTGAACGCGGCGAACTGACCGCTCAATAGCGGCTGGGTGTTGCCGGTGACGGTCACGCCGTCGACGTGGTTGCAGCGCACGACGGGGCCGGCGGCAGCTTCGAGGCTCGTGTTGCCGGAGAATCTGATTTGGGACGGCCGGGCCTTAGCGGCGCCGCTGTAGCCGATGATGCTGACGAGCGCGTTGCTGCCGATGCTGTTGCCGCTCACCGTGACATTGGAGACGGGCTTTCCGCTGTTGGAGCCGTCAAGGGCGAAGAACACATCCTTGATGTATCTGTCGATGAGGCAGTAGCGGAAGGTCAGATCCGATGAACCCGCCACCGAGCCGGTCTCGGGCTCGACGTCGAATACGCAGTAACCGCAGGTCCCGATGTTGTCGTTTTCGACCAGGACGTGCGAGGCGCACACGACGGAGACGGAGTTGCGCCCGCAGTCGCGGATCGTGTTGCCGTGCTCCCAGACATACTGGGCATTCTCGTTCAGCGTCAGGAAGTCGCCGAACAGACCCATTGCCGAGATATCCATGATCTCGATGTACGTCCCGCCCTGGAAGTGGAAGGCGGCGGCATACTCGCCGAACTGGTAGGTGCCGGGCGCGGGCGAGGCGGCCTCGATGTCGCCGTTGCGGATGGTAATGTGGGACGGCGCGGCGTCGCTGAACTTGACGAAGAACGTCGAGGCCTCATAGGGCCACCATTCGTCGCCGGTCGAGGCGTTCGCGTTGGCGACGTTGTTCAGTGTCGAGCCGCCAAGGTCGATGATGAGGTTCGATTTGCCTGCCAGCCCGCGCAGGCCGCGACTGAGCTTGTACGTCTTGCCCGCCGGGAACTGGATCAGCGAGCCATTCGGCGCAGCGGCAATCAGCGCGTCGAGCTGGGCGGCGACATCGGTCGCCCCGGTACCGTCGATGCTTGCGGGGACTGCCACAGTCTGGGCCACGGTCGGCGCGGCCCATGGGCGGCTCGCAGGGACGGGCGTCGGCGTGGGCTTGACGAGGGCCTCCAGCGCGGCGACACGGGCTGTGAGCGCCGCGAGGGCCTTGTCCACTTCCGTCAGGGTGTGCGAGTGCGGGTTGAAGGTAAGGACCGTCGAGCCGGTCCTGGCCGTCTTGAGGTCGACGTTGTGGATGTGCGGCGCGGTGCCCTGGCCGGAGAGATCGGTGGCGGTCATTCAGCCTCCCAGGAGCCGGCCGAGCACGACGACGCCGAGGAGGGTGCAGCCGGCGACGAGAAAGAGGGCGACGAGCTGCGGTCGCTCGAACGACGTGAGGGTCGGGGCGAACGCGGCCACGCTGGCGACGAAGAAGCACCAGGCTGCGGCGACGATTCGAAAGCGGGGAATGTCGGTAGCGCGTGGCGGCTTGTCATTTGCCATGTGCCCCCCTGACGCGGTTCACCAGGGCGAGCACCGCGTTGATGACCCGATCGATCGGGTTGCGCAAGCGGGGACGGTCCTGGATGAACCACATGACGCGAACCCCGACCTGGTCGAGGATCAGGCCGAGGGCGACTCCGGCGGCGAGCGTCGGGAAGGTGATGCCCAGATGCTCCGGCCGGAGAGCTCCGGAGTAGCAGGCCCAGGCGAGGCCGACCACGACCACGCCCAGGAGGGCGCCGAGACTGGCGGCGCGCCAGGGATGGCAGCGGGCCGCGGCGGTCAACCGGGCGCTCCCGTGAGGTGGGCGATCAGCCAGCCCACGATGACGCCGGCCAGGACGGCGATCTGGGGATTGGCCTTCACGAACCGCTGGACGCGGCTGCTGATGGTGGGCTTGGAGAAGGCGAGGCAGATGGTCTCGAGGATGCCCCACGCCGCCAGGGCGAGGAGGCCGACCAGGATGATCGCCTCGTTCATCGGACGGAGAGCCCTGTGCCCCGCGCCGTCAGACAGGCGGTCACATCGCGACCCCCTTGATCGCTGGTGTGGGCCCCGAAAGCCCTCGTGACGAAGAGGTCTTCACGGGCCAAGACGTTAGCTGCGCGCAGCTACCACGTCTAGGGCAAATTCCTACTTTGGCGCCAGTAGCGCTCCCGCGCCCATGCCCGGCGACGCTCGACCTTCGGGTCCGGTGATGGGGTCCGGCGCCAGTGGCGGACATCCGCCCGAACGGTCGGGTGGCACCGGCCCGCCCTGGCCTGCTCGCGTCGCCACTTCGCCGGGCAGTCGCGGCACGGCGAGTCGGTCGTGAACGGGCCGCCAGCCCAGAAAACGAATTCGGAGGCGGTCATACAGGGAGGCACGGCCGGGGCCATCGTCAGGGCTTCTTGGCTGCGAGCCGAGCGGCGCGCTTCGCCGCCACCCTTGCCCGGTAGGCTTCCTGCGATGGCGGCGCGATGCAGTTGGTGGCGTGCCGGTAGGCACCATCTCGGAACTCGGTCGCCTGGCTCAGCTGGAGTGGTTTGCCGCAGTCTGGGCAGGTGGGCGGATCGAACCGGGGCTTCGTCATCGGCCGGTTCCACTTGCTGCCCATCAGCCGACCCCCGCAGATTTACCCGCAATCTCCATCACGCCAGTGCCTCTCCAGCACGTCCAGCGGCACCGGTTTGCGCTCGGTGAGCGATTGTAAAGCGAGCCTCATAGCCACGGACAGCCTCCCAGGGCACTCGGAAGATGCGGCCGAAACGGACGGCGGCCAGGCGGCCCGAGCGAATCTCCCGGCGCACGAAGTCGGGCGACGTCGACCAGCGGGTCGCGACGTCGGCAGGACTGGCGTACGCCGGCTCGGTCATTCCAGGCTGCCCTGCTGGTCTGCCCACGTCACGGCCAGGGCGAGAGCCTGCCAGGCATCGCCGGTGACACCCCAGAGCGGGCCAGGGCAGGCTTTGAGCCCGACGGCGGCGCGCCGGCCACCGATGCCGCCGAAGCGATCGACCAGGGCGTGGATGACAGCCGAGTCGTTGCCGTCCTTGCCGCCCGTCTTGCCGGTCAGGTGCTTCTTGACCGTGATCCGATCCAGGCGCTCGACGCGCTCGACGACGGCCGATCGCTCCAGGCACTCGGCGAGGCGGCCCGCCCACCACAGGGCTTCGAAGAGCTGGAGATAGGGGCGCTCGCCGCGCGGCCGGGTGAACTCGATGACCGCGACGTCGACGGGGCCGAAGCCGTGCTCGATGATCCGGCAGCGCAGCTGCTCGTTGGGCAGCTTGCCCGACTCGACCACGTCGCCGTCTTCGGTGCGCGGATCCGGGACGAACAGGACGAAGCCCGACTTCTCCGAGCCGGGGTCGATGGCGAGGATGTTCACGGCCGGAGCCGCCGGGACTCGCAGGCCCCGAAGATGGCGTACCGGGACATGCCCTTCTGGACGTGCTCATCCGAGACGTGGCCGCAGGTGCAGACGTACCGGGACTTTGGCGAACTCTGGAACTCCAGGCAGGGGCAGCGGTACGGCTCCGTAGTCGGCTGGGCCGCCCGCCGGGGGACGAACGACCCAGCCTGGTCCGAGCCCCCGAGCTTGGCCCGCTCGTCAGGACCCCGGAGCCCTTCTTGCGATGCGCTCTCGACGCTGGCTCGGACCGTAGTCATGACTCGCGCACCGGGGCCGGCATGAAGACCTTGACTGGATTGGCTGAACCGGCCACAAGCCGCGGGTCATCCCGCGAGCTGATCCAGCCCAGGGCAGCCAGGATCTCGCGCAACTCCTCGTCGATCTCGCCCTTCGAGATCTGGTCCTTCCAGAGATCGACGCGGGCGGTGAGCTTGGACTCCATCGCCACTTCGAGCATGTCCTGGAGGCCGCGCTCCAGGCGGAAGTGGCGACCAGTGCGGCGAGTGGTGGGCATGGTCAGACCTCCTTGGTTCTGGGAACCCGTACAGGGCAAAGAAAACCGGGCGTCACGGTCAGGGCTGGACGCGAAAAGGCATTCATTGACCCGGCCCCTCGCTGCTCGCGAACTCCGAGCCATCGTCCACGAGGTAGGCGCGCGCCTTCGCCGCCCTACGCTTCGCCTCTTCCTCGGCGCGTGCTGCTGCCGCGTCACGCTCGCTCGACCGTGGCACAGGGAAGAGCAGATCCTCCGCGCCCATCACGTACTGCTTCGCCGTCTTGCATCCACGAGCCCGCAGCGTTTCGAAGGCAGCCAGTACGTCCCCCGTCGTCTTGCCCGTGTCCGTCGCCACGAGCTGCGCGAGCTTGCGGTGATAGCCGTCGCCTTCGGTCACGTGCGCACCGTGGGCGGCCAGCCATTGCCGGCAGGCGAAGGCCGGATCGGCATCGTCGTGCTGGGCGCGCGCAAACCGCGTCTCACGCCCTAATGTCTTGTTTCTACCACCGTACGGTAGAGATAGAGATTCACTTAAGACGTGGTCTTCGTGTGAGGAAGCCCCGTTTTCGGCCCCTTTTTGGGCATCATGTAACGCAGAGGAACGTTTCTCGGTAACGCTCTCGGGCGTTACAATGTAACGCGGGTCCGCGTTACTAAGTAACGCAGGATCGCCTCCACCACGGGTTCGCCTGACCCGTTCTGCGACGGTCAGATCGCCCTCTTGCCAGTTGTCCCAGCCGACCACGAGCACCCGGCCATCGTCCAGGTCGCAGATGTCGCCGCGGTCGTAGAACCAGGCCACGAGCTTCCTGCCGAACAGCGACTCCAGCGCCAGCCGGCTCGCAAACCTGCCCCGTGGACGCTGCCGGTTCGCCGAGCACAGCAGGCGCATAAAGTCCCAGCCATGGTCGGGATGCTTCTGGTCGATGTCCGGATCGAGCCGCAGGTACGCCTTCGGCAGTTCACGCTCGGATGGCTGACCCGCTCGTCTGGTCATGCCGCACTCTCCAGCGCCGCGAGGAGCTGGCGGCCGATCACTTCGATGACCTGCGGGACGACCGCGTTTCCGAGGGACCTAAGTCGGTCCATCCGAGCGGGAACCCCATTAGCCACTCGACCCACCTCGGGTTCAGTGAGCCAGTAGTCACTCCGTCCAAGAGTTGCGCCTGCTTGGAAAGCAACGGCTCGTCCGAGCGGTCCCCACTCCGCGTCCGGTGTCCGCCCATTGCGTCCGCCACGCTCGGCGTCTGGAGGCGTCCCCTCATCCCGTGGACCACGGCTCGGCTCAAACTCTGGAAGTCCCCCGATGCTCGGGCATTCGCGCCCTGGTTCGCGCCGTCCACCGTCGGCGTCGGCCATCGGCGAGCCATTCCTGTGAGGGTCAGGCGGGGTTTCTCCGGGTCGCCCTGATCTCTGGTGTAGCCGTGCCCGTGGCTGTCCGTCGCTGTCGGCCTCGGCCAGCGCACGGCCATCGCCAGGGTTAGGCCGAAGCCATTGCCGTTCCGATGGAGCGCCTTCTGCCGCTCCCTGCGGGCCACCGTCTTGGCGATGTCCCCAGGCTCGAACTCGCTCGCTGATGGGGTAGGCCACGATGAAGACCCTGTCTCGGTCATGTAGGGCACCAACGGCCGCCGCTGGTATGCAGTCCCACTCCGCGTCATACCCGCACGCGGCCATGTCGCCGAGTACGTCTCCGAAGGCTGAGCCTCCGTTGACAGCAAGGAGGTTTGGGACGTTCTCCACGAGCACGAGGCGGGGTCGTAGTGCGCGAATGGCACGGGCGAACTCTGGCCAGAGCCACCGCGCGTCCGCTTGGGCTTGCTTCTTTCCGGCCCCGCTGACGGGCTGGCAGGGGAAGCCGCCGGCCAACAGGTCGACTCGCTCGACTCCGCTCCAATCGACGGTCGTGATGTCTCCGTAGCGGGGCACGTCGGGCCAGTGAGCGGCGAGCACTCGCTGACAGAAGGCGTCCCACTCGACCTGGAAGCGGCACGTCCAGCCCGCTCGTTCGAGTCCGAGGTCGATCCCGCCGATGCCTGCGAAGAGGCTGCCGAAGGTCTTGACATTGTGCGCGCCCGCGTGTACATTCATCGCACCACCAAAGGAGACGCAAGATGGACCGCTGGATACAGGTCAACGGCAAGTGGCAGGTCGTGGAAGAGACCCGGACGCCCGAACAGATCGAGCGGGACCGCGAGGCTTCGACCATCGCCGCGAAGATCAGGCTCAACGCCGCACTCGGCGTCGACTCCCCGAGGATGCGGGCGGGACTCGCGAAGTTGCTGGAACGCTGAGCCATGACGCTCATCGAAGCCGCCGCATCGCTCGGGCTCGATCCGTCCGTGCTGCGCCGCGCCATCGCGCGGGGCAGCCTCAAGGCCGTGCGCGTCGGCCCGCTGTGGACCGTCACGCCCGCTCAGGTCGAGCGTTACCGCGCGCAGTCGCTCGGGAAACCGGGGCGCAAGAAGTAGGCTCATCGGTCACTCCAGTAAGGGGCAGGCTCGTCGTCGCGGCCGCGCATGACCGGCTCGAACCGTTGTCGCACCGGATCGAAATGGAGCGACAGGTCCACGCCGGCGGGACCGTTGCGCTGCTTGGCGATGGTCAGGGTGATCTCGGTCGACTCGGCCTCCTTGGATCGCCACAGAAACAGCACGACATCGGCGTCCTGCTCGATCGCCCCCGACTCGCGCAGGTCCGACAGCCGCGGCGCGCCACCACGGCGCTCCTGGTCACGGTTCAGCTGCGAAAGGACCAGGATCGGCAGCCGGAGCTCGCGCGCCAGTGCCTTGAGCTGGCGGCTGATGTCGGCCACCTCACGCTCGCGGCTCTCGCTCTTCGGGCAATGGGCCAGCTGGAGGTAGTCCACGATCAGGAGACCGAGGCAACGCTGCGACGCTGCCAGCCGTCGGGCTCGCGTCCGCAGCTCGAGCGGCGTTGCCGTCGGGCTGTCGTCGATCCACAGCGGCAGGTCCGACTTCGACTGCGCGACGTGGGCCGCCTCGGTAAGCGAATCCGGGCTGACGTGCATGTGGGTGTCGATACCGGCGGCGCCGGCCAGGATGCGGCGTGCGATCTGCTCCTTGGACATCTCGAGGCTGAACAGGCCGACCCCGATGCCGTCGCGGGCCGCGCCCTGGGCGACCTGGATCGCGCACGCCGTCTTGCCCACCGATGGCCGGGCTGCCAGGACCACCAAGTCGCCAGGCATGAAGCCGCCGGTCAGTCGATCGAGGCTGGCGATGCCCGACGCGATCCCCTGGATGAGCGCTCCTTCGGCCAGGCGCCCCAAGTAGTCGTAGGCGTCGGGCAGCAGCGAGCGCAACTGTGCCCACGAGCTCGACTGGCGCTCGGTGATGGCCAGGAGCTCCTGCTGCGCCCGATCCAGCGCGTCGGAGGTGTCGGGGCTGTCCTCATAGCCGATCGCGGCGATCCTGCCCGCCGCCTGAATGAGGCTGCGGCCGAGCGCCTTGCGTTCTACGATCCGCCCGTACTGCTCGACGTGGACCGCGGTCGGCGTGTTATTGCCGAGCTGGGACAGGTAGCTCGGGCCGCCGACGTTGGCGAGCTCGCCCGATCGCTCCAGCGCCTCCGCCACCGTTACCACGTCGATCGGCTCGCGTCGCCCGTACAGGTCGAGCATGGCGGCGTAGATCGTGCCGTTGGCGGCGCGGTAAAAGTCGGCGGGTCTGAGGAAGTCCGCCACCTCGACGATGGCGTCGCGGTCGATCAGGATGCTGCCGAGCACGGCCTGTTCGGAGTCGAGGGATTGCGGCGGCAAACGATCGATCACGCCGTCACCTTCTCCCTCTTCTCGCGTCTCTGGCGACATGCCGCCATGTCTTCGCACCGATCGACGGGCTTGCCCCGCTGGTCATGGCCGGCGAACAGCGGCACGCCCGTCGCCCCGCACAGCTCACAGCGCGGCGGCTCGGGATCCGGCTCGACGTCCCACCACGGGCGCCCCTGATGCATTGACGGCCCTCTTTCGGACTGATGGTGCGTGGCTACTCGGCCGCAGCGGCCTCCTGGGCTTGACGACGCGCCTGGGCGGCCGCTCGGGCCTTCGCTCCGTTCTCGCGGATGTGCTGGAGGGCTTCGGCGCTGTATTGGCGCCTAGGCCGTTCCGCCTCGCCCTGGCCCTGTGGGACTGGCTCGGAGCCCTTGGCGCGGCTCTTGTGCATCGGCAGGTAGGCGTCGCAGTCCACTCGGGCTTCGAGCGCGATCGTCAGTCCTGCCGGGAGCGGGTCGGTCTCGATCTCTACACCCCGCGTCAGGTTGGCGATCGAGGCGCGGCGGCCACAGACGCGGCTGTGCACGCACATGTCGCAGGCGTGGCGGACTAGAACGGTTTGCATGTGACGGTCCTTTCTGGCCGGCTCTTCCGGCTCGTCTTCACCGGGTTCGACCCCGCGCGGGTGGCCGTTGCAGCGGCCCTCGGCCCGCATCTCCAGGGCGAAGTCGGGCATGCAGTCGTGGCAGGGGTTGGGTGCCTTGCCGTGTCGGGCGGCGGCCCGGTTGTGATCGTTCCAGTCGGCCAGCTCGTCGGGCTCCATGCAGAGCGGAACGAACGGCTCGACGGGCACAGCGGCTGGCGCTCGCGGCTCGCGTGCCTTGACCTCGCCGGTCAGGTAGCGGGCGATCGTCTTGAACGACACGCCATAGGTGCCTGCGATCTTCCGAACGCTCTGGCCGGCCGCGTGGCGAGCCTGAACGTCGGCCACCAACTCGGGCGTCAGCAGCGGCTCGTTGCCGTAGTTCGAGTCAGGAGCGCCGCTGCCGTCGCGCGTCCCATGCGCTCGCCACTCGCGGTTGAACACCCGCGTCCCGTCGTTGGCGTGGCGCTGGGCGTGCCAGGAGGTGAGCGGGGCGGCCTTGGTCATCGCGGGGGCTCCGGATCAACGCCGCGGACGTTCAGCTCGCGCATCCAGTGGTAGGCGTTGAACTGCTCCTCGCGGTATGCGAGGCTCCGATTCGCTGACCCCATCGCCTTGCTTTCCTGGAACACGAGCGCCGTCCAGGCTCTCTCCCGCACAAGATTCCGGCGGAAGTAGGGCAGCACCTCGCGGAGAAAAGCAGCGGCCTTTCTGGATGCGACGGCCCATACCCAGGCCGGCTTCTGTCGCGGTCCTAGGCCAGTGGCGCGCTTGTGATAACCCGGCCATCGGGCCATGAAGAACTCGACCACTTGCGGGTCAGTTGAGACGATGGAGACAGCCAAATGGCCGAGGTCGTGCTTGTTCGGCCGGTTGATCCTAATCGTGCCCTCGCCTTCGAAGATCCCAGCTGCCCATGCCAGCTCTTGGACGCTCCTCATCGGGGCCTCCTCCACCGGTCAGGGTCGTTGCAGCTCGCGAAGTGCGAGTGTCCGTCCTGGTCGAGCGGCGCGGCCTTAGCCGCCGGCGTGGTCGCCCACAGGATGCGGGCGTGGCAGGAGCGGCAGAAGCCGGGACGCTCGGACGGCGCCCAGCCCTGCGGGACGTTCCAGATCGAGCCGTCGGCCAGGGTGACGCGCACCATGGGGGTCGTGGCGCCGCTCATAGGGCCATCGCAGTCTGCTCGAACTGCGCCTCCTCGTCCTCGCCCTCGTCATCATCGGGTTCGTCATCGGCCTTCTTGATCGGCCGTTCGCGCCGCACGATGCGGGCCTGATCGTTGCCGACCAGAGCGGACTTGATCGACTTCACGGAGCCGTAGCCGCCTGAGGCGACGTAGGCGGCGAATTCGTCGATGACGGGCGTGCCTTCGGGCGTGACCATGGAGATGATCCCAGGCACGTTTTCGAACACGAACGCTGCCGGCGCGAGCTCGACCACTAGGCGGGCGAACTCAAACACCAGCGAGTTGCGCGGGTCCAGGACGTTGCGGCGGCCGGCGGTGCTGAACCCCTGGCAGGGCGGACCGCCCGTGACGACGTCTATCTCGCCTTTCTCCAGGCCGAGGGCGTCGAGGATCTGCTCGCCCTTGAAGTTGCGGATGTCGCCGAAGAAGAAGTGCTCGCAGCCCCGATGGCTCGCGGGCTGGTTCTTGATCCAGCCGGAGCCCGCTACGGTCATGTGCGGGTAGGGCACAACGCTCCCGTCGGCAAGCCGAGCCTTCGACTTTGCGTTGAGCTTCCAGTTGGAGGCAATCGCCTTCTCCAACCGGGCCTCGCTCTCCGGGGTGTCGCAGTGAATCCGGACGCCTGGGCGGGCCAGGTTGTGCATGTAGGTGATCGCGCAGTCCGCGTCGTGGTCCATCGCGGCCGCGACGTGGAAACCCGCCTGATGGAAGCCGAGACCCATGCCACCGGCGCCGCAGAACAGGTCCACAGCGACCGGCTCGGAGTACAGGTCCCGCTTGCTCGGACGGGGTGGAACGTATAGGCCGAGCGGCGTCCGCTGCCAATCCTCATCGGGCGTCCAGATGCGCTCGGTTCGCGGCGTCTCCAGAACGGGCGGCATCATGGCCGTTCCGCCTCGACCGCCAGCCGCGCCGCCTGTCCGGGCGTGAGCGACAGCGTGATCTCCGGCCCGTTGCAGCCGATACTGACCGCGATCGGATGCAGGGTCGATCCGTGCCAGTGGTGCGTCCCGTCTCCGGGGATGGCCGCGGTCACGGTGATCGGCACGTCGAGTGCCTCCTCCCCGCCGATGCGATAGGCCACGTCGACCAGGTCGCGGACGGTGATCCAGTGGCTCAGCACTTCGGGGAGCGGGGCAGGCGCAGCCGAGGGGGAAGCTACGCCTGCCGCCGGGATGATGCGACGTGGGTGGAAGCTGGAGCGTCGGACGGTGGTCATGACGCCACGGCCTCGGACTCGGCCGGCTCGGGGATGGCCGGCCAGTCGTTGTGGACGCTGGCGAACTCGGCCGTCTTCACCGGCACGATGAGTTCGCCGCCTGCTGAGCCGTAGGCTTCGATCAGGGCCGGGGCCAGAGGATCGGTGACGTAGATCTTCACGATGCCCGCCGGTGACGCTTCCCGCATCGCTTTGCCGACGTCTTCGAGGTACCGGACGTTGAGCGCGATGGTCGGCTTGTCGGCCTTCTCGGGAATCAGCTTCGCGTAGTCGGGGAACGTGCCCTGGACCTGCCAGAACGACAGGACCGGCGCGACCCGCCGTAGGACCGTCCCAGGACGGCCGATCACGAACTCGACGCGCTCCTCGCTGACGGTCAGCGTGACGGGCGTCGGATAACGCTTGTCCTCCCAAGCCTTGTACGTCTTGAGCCAGCGGAGCAGGAATAGAACGTCGGCGCGGGACAGCGTGAACGAGACGTCCCGATCCGCGACAGGCTCGGGCTTGAGGTCCGCCCAGGCGATTCGGTAGCCGTCCGCTGCGGCCAGCTGGAGCCGATGCTCGCCCACCTCGAAGTGCATGCCCGCGAGGATCGGTCGGGCTTCGTCGGACGCCATGGCGTGCTTGACGCGGTCGATGCCTCCGACAAGGTCGGCCGCCTTGAGCTCGATCTCGCTCATTCCGGATCCGGCTCGTGGCTCTTGCGCTCGAACGGGACCACGACCTGCTCGCCTTCGGTCGTGCCGAAGCCGGGCTCGAACATGCTCAGCTGCTTGTCGAAGAGGGCGATGTTCTCCTGCCAGGGGCCGTACTTGCGGACGACGAAGCCGAACTCTTCGAGGTCGTGCTTCATGACCCGGAGCGCGCCCTTCTCGCTCATGGAGCCGTGGCACAGCTCATGGGCGATCAGGGCCTCCTGCTGGCTGGCGTTGAGGCGTGACCAGGCCCAGTCTTCGACCCGGATGATCGCATCGTAGCCAGTGAGGCCGTGCCAGAGCGGCGGCACCTTCACGAACCGGGCCAGGATCACGCAGCCACCCTGCTCCTTGGGCTTGGCGCCGCGCACGATGACGCAGCCGAGCTTGAAATTGTTGACCCAGCCGAACTGGACCGGATTGAGGCGGATGAGCCGGTGCATGACCGTCTCGATCTCGCCCGAGACTTCGTAGACGACCGGAACGGCCGGCTCCTTCTCCTTGCGGATTCGGCGCGGCATGGCCATGTGTGGGCCTATCCTTCCTGGCCGAGCTCGTCGGCCAACGCAGACCAGGCGGGTCCGAAGTCCGGACCCATCGAACGATGTGCGGCCAGCAGCGCGTCGGCGTGCGCGGACGTCAGCTGCCAGCGACCGTTAGCGTCCCGGGCCAGGTTGAACAGCAGCCCCATCGGACGGCCGCCACCGGGCAGGGCCAGGGCGCGAATGGCGGCGAGCTGCTCGGCGCTCGCGCCGTGCTGGCCTTCCGGTCCGGCCGCGTCTACGGCGTCGACGAGCAGCGAGCGGAGACGCTCTAGCTGCGGCTTTGCGACCGGGGCAGGCTCGCCGATCACTTCCCCTTCGACCCAGCCTCCGAAGTCGTCCGGCGGCTCGGGCGTAGGGGCGTTCCGGGCCGCAGCCGCACGCTGGGCCACCCGCTCGCGGGCGGATGGCTTGGGCTTGGGCGCGGGAGCGTCCGACAGATCGCCCTGCTCTTCGAGATCCTGGGTGAACACGGCCGACGCGCCGGTCGTGCGCTTGGTCGCGTCGACGTGGGCGCGCTTCTCGGCCATCTTGAGGATCGTGTTGGAGAGGTCGTGCGGGTCGGGGTTCTCGGTCTGGCCGAGGTGCTGACCCTCGATCGCCTGGTCGCCGTCGGCGAACTTCGCCCCGCAGCCGCCCTTCTTGGCGAAGCACAGCCAGCCGCCGCCATACTCGGCCTTGCCCTTGATGATCGCGGGCTTGCCGCACTTGGGGCAGATCCGCTCGGCGTTGCGGTAGCGGTACTTGGCCTCCCAGGAGTTGCAGGTCCCATGGCCGGTCCCGACGATGGGACCTTCGAGGCTGCCGGCGTGGATGTTGCAGGCCACGTCCCAGCGGACGGCGGGGGCTGTCTCGCCGTCGCCCGGCAGGAAGACCGGCAGCAGCTCGGCCTTGAGGTTGAACAGGTTGCACAGCGTCTCGGCGCCAGGCTGGGCCAGGACCGGCTTGTCGACGCCCGGCACGTTGCCGTAGTCGACGCCCTCGCGCATCACGTCGTGCATGATCTTGAGCAGCCGATCCTGCGCCTTTCGCAGCAGGTCCACGTTGCGGTTGAACTGCTCGTCTGACATCTCGGCCAGCGAGAACGCCCCGCTGAACCTCGCCAGGCCGCGCTCTTCCGGCTCCGGCATGGGCACCAAATCGGACACGTCAGGACTCCTTGAGGATGACGCGCAGCGGTCGGGTGCTGCGCATGGTTGTGGCGGCTTCGATGTACGGCGACAGATCCAACCCCGCGGCAGTCGCCGACTCAACGACCTGCCGGTGGTTGACCGAGGCGAACTCCTTGCCCCGGTGATAGGTCAGCACGCCCTCGACGCCCGCCGCGTCCCCGAGCATCGAAGCGAGCGTGTTCGCCAGCCGGTCCTCTTCGGCCCCGGCTTCCTTGACCAGGGCGCGGGCGGCGGCCAGCTCGCGGGCCAGCTCGACGAAATGAAGCGTGCGGGGCAGGACGGGACCGCAGTCGGTCGGATGCAGCCGGCTCAGCGTGTGGCGCGTCTCTTCCGAACCATCGATCTCTTCGGGCAGCGTGCCGTCTTCGACGTGCGCCCACGCCTCCCGCTCGAGATCGATCAGGTTGCCGATGTACTCGTCATCGCGGGGCAGCTCGATCAACTTCGGCGCGCCGTAGAGCAGCACCAGGACGTCGACGGCGTCCCAGCCCATGACGTACATCCCGTGCTGCTCTTGGGCCAGCACGTCGCCCGGCACCAGCTCGCCCGCAGCCAGGGCCGTCGGCCACTTGGAGGACTTGCTGAGCTTGAAGCTGATGCCCCGCCGCTCCGCGCCCTTGCGCGTCTCGCCATCCGGCGAGTAGGCCGCGACGGGCCATTCGGGCGAGGTGAAGATGCCGCGCGAGCGGACTCCCTGGCGGCCGCTGAGGTCGGGGTAGATCGCCATCAGATCGTCTTCGATCAGGTGGCCGAGCTTGAACAGCAGCTGCGTCTCGGCGTCCGGCTCCTCGACTTCCAGGCGGCCCTGCTTCTCGCTGACGAGCTTCACTAGGCTCGGCCGCTCGCCGGCGACGATCGATGCGTCCGAGCCGCCGAAGTGGCCCTGCCGGAAGGCCAACCATTCCGGCGTGTTCTGAACGATCCCGGCGGCACGAACGCCTGCCATATGACGGACCTCCGGGGGCCGGTGCTGTGCCGGCCCCCCTTGACGGACTGACCGGCATCCCGCCGGCGGGGCTCTCGATGTCCAGGCTCCCCACCTGGGGCCAGGGCCGGTGGAGGACGGCGCTGGCCTGAGTCGGGGAGCTAGCGGACGCGACGACTCGTGCTGTCCGGGCCGCCCGCGGTTGCCTTGGCGGTCTTGGCGAATGGGTTGGGAAAAACCTGGCCCTCGACCACGCCCAGGTTCTGCTCGTCCGTCCAGATGCCGTCCATGACCTTGCCGTCCTTGTCGAGCGCCTCCGGCGCGACGAGGTGCTGACGGCAGCCGTTGAGGTATTCCGTGGTGCCGGTGATGATCCCGGCGAAACCGTTGATCTTGGACTTGACCCGGTCTCCGATCTGCACTTGGCGACGGTCCTTTCAGTACGCCTTCACTGGCCTTGGGTAATGCCGCACACGCGGCCTCTCCATGTGTTCGAAATAACCCGGAAGCCAGCGCGAGCGCCGCAGCGCCAGCCCGCATGGCGTTCCACCCACCTTTGCCGTGCAACGCGGCTCTGGGGCCGTCTGAGCGGCTCCTGGGGCGATGTAGTGGCGGCTGGCGGTCATGCGACGTACTCGAATTCGATACGGTTGACCCACACGTCAGCCCGGACCTTGTTCGCCTTGCAGAACATCTTTACAAAGCCTTCGGCGTCGAGGTGCCGGAAACCCTCTCGGATGCACTCGGTCCGGTCGCCAATGCCGCCCCGCTCGTACATGGCATACAGCGGCTCCCGAGTCACGCCCACCACCCGGATCACGGCCAACGGCTTGACGTGCTCGCCCTTCTTGAGCCCCTGCGCCTTCTCGACGGCTTGCAGCAGCGTGCCGGGCTTCAGGTCCCACCAACCGAGGCGGCGGGTGACGGTCTTCTCGTGACGGCGCACCGCCTCCGTCGTCATCGAAAACGACATGTTTCTCATCACGCCCCCCACGCCAACGCGAGCAGCCAGGCCGCGCCCACGATCGCGACGGCGGCCAGGAGGAGGAGCAGCGGGTTCTCGGGCTCCGGGCGGTGCGCCATCTTGCGGGTCATCGGGGGGTCCTCCGGTTGGTTGAGGGCGATGGCCGCCGCGCAGTCGGGATCGGTGTCCGGGTCGTCAACCCAGATCAACTCGTAGCCGTCCGGGTAGTGGTCTCGATAGAGTTCGTGCTTCCAGGTCGAGCCATCCAAGCCCATGTCATGCCGCTGAAAGCCCAGCGTGCAGTAGTGACCGGCGAGGAACGTGCCGTCCTCGGCGATGGCGACGGGAATGCAGTCCCGCTCATTCCTTGCGTCAATGAAGACAAAGATCCGGTGGGCGCTCATGGCTGGGTCTCGGGCACGATCTGGCCGCAGAGGGTGCAGCGCCAGCCTTCCGGGGTCCGGTCACGCGAGACGGGCTGATGCGTCCATGGCTGGGGGTCCAGCAGGGCGAGCAGATCCGAGCGTTTCACCATCACCAGCCCGTAGGCGGGCAGGTCGGTTTCGGCCGGATCAACGGCGGCAAGGTTGCAAACCGCCGCCCGCAGCCGCCCCCTTTCCGCATCGCGGGCCTGGGCTTCGATGGCGGGCAGGAGGTCCACGACCGTTTCCAATTCGATCGCTGGAACGGTGTAGCCGTCGTCCTCGAAGTTGCGGGCGGCGGCGATCAGCCTTTCACTAGCCTCAGTGTCTAGGTGCAGGACGGCCTTGGCCGACTCACATCGCCCGCATTCCTTGGACCATCCGGCGTTCTTCTGGCCGCATTCGGCACAGACCCACGGTCCCGCCGCAGTCTCAGGCTGGTCGCTCATAGCGTCACGTCGTCATCCCAGGTGAGCGAACCACCGGGGATCGGGTCACCGGGGACCTTCCGTTCTTTTGTCGTCTTCGAGCGTGTCTCCTCGGAAGTCAGGGCGGCGACGAGCGCGGCGGTCATCGGGGCTGCCAGGACCAGCGCGGGAGCAGGCGGCGCATGATCCAACGGTGGGCTCTCTGACCTACCGTGAGGTAGGACTGGGGCGCGCCGGGCGCGGGCTGGATGAACTCGATTGCTGGCTCGCGGCCCTGACTCACTGCCTCGCAGATCGGGCAGGTGGCGTCGAAGAAGTCCACCGTGCCGTGGCGGTAGGTCTTGTCGGACCCGGCGAACTGGAGGGTGTGACTGTGGCTTTTCATTCCTTTGTCTCCTTAGAAATCGCGGCGATAATCGCCGCCGCTTGCTGTTCATCACTCAATTGGAGCCATTCCCACGACCGCAGGGCGTGGAGCGCCGCCGCCATCCGCTCCACCGTCGGTGCTCCGGCAGCATCGAGTAGTCGATCTCGGGGTAGTTGATCTCGCTCATTCCTGATCTCCCAGGCAGTTCGGCAGGTGACGGCAGGACAGAACGACGGGGCCGGACGGCTCGCCGGAGATCTCGCGCAGCAGGGCCACGATCCCGGCGGCCAGGAAAGCCACGGGCAGCAGGAGGGCGATGGCGGTCATGCGGCACCTGCGACCGGCAATCGGTTCCCGTCGATGTCCACCTCGTAGATCGGCGCGCAGACGCGGGGTGCCTTGACCTTGTCGATGTTTTCGGTGCCGGGCTCGATCACGACCATCTCGTCGAGGCGGACGGGGCAGGCCATGAAGCGGACCGCGTTTTCGTTGTACCGGAGCGTCAGCATCGGCCGGCCGCAGAAGTGGAGGCCTAGACCGCAGGTCGGAGTCGGCGAGAACTCGGGCGCCTTGGGCATGAGGTCGGGCAGATACGCGATCCGCGCCGCCTTGGAGTAGGGAGTGAAGCCCTCGGCGTCCACACCCTTGTAGAGCGTGGCGATGCCGTCCTGGACCTCGACGCCGAAGAAGTCGCAGAACTCCTCGGCCGTGGTGATGGCGGGAACGTTGTTCTGTGCGCCGCCCTCAGCCCGGACGCGGCGGGAGAGGATCTGGATCGCCACGTACTTTGAGGCCGTGACGGTGGCCGAGTCGTAGGCCCTGACGGTGGCCGAGTCGGAGGCCCTGACGGTGGCCGAGCCGTAGGCCCTGACGGTGGCCGAGTCGGAGGCCCTGACGGTGGCCGAGCCGTAGGCCGTGACGGTGGCCGAGTCGTAGGCCGTGACGGTGGCCGAGCCGGAGGCCCTGACGGTGGCCGAGTCGGAGGCCCTGACGGTGGCCGAGCCGTAGGCCCTGACGGTGGCCGAGTCGGAGGCCCTGACGGTGGCCGAGCCGTAGGCCGTGACGGTGGCCGAGTCGTAGGCCGT